GGGGATATGAATACATCGTTAGGTAACTGTTTGATTATGTGCGTTCTTGTTAAGAAGTTTTGCGAGGAGGTGGGGCTCAATGCCGAGCTCGCTAACAATGGGGATGATTGCGTGTTATTCATGGAGCGCAGTCAGTTATACCGGCTCGACGGCCTAAAGGAGTGGTTCATGGACTTCGGAATTAACATGAAAACCGAGTTACCCGCTCACCTGTTTGAGCAAGTAGAATTCTGCCAAACACGGCCCGTTTGCTTGGACCCTGTGCTAGATGAGTGGATAATGTGCAGGGATCCCACCACCGCCCTAGCCAAGGACTGTTTGTGCTTGTCTGGTGTCACTGAAAGGGACTACAGACAATGGTGCTACCAGGTCGGGGTCGGGGGGGAGGCGCTGCATGGCATGATGCCAATATTCAATGAGCTATACTCATTGTTGCAGCGGGAGGGTGTCAAATCCAACGTGGGCAGGGCGCTGCACATCTCGGATAGTGGATTCGTCCGTGCTATGCATGGTTCGAGGTACACTGCCAAGTATGTGAGGGACGTTCCCGGCCATGTTAGACTGTCATTCTTCCACGCCTTCGGTATCCCACCGAGCATGCAAGAGCGGATAGAATCAGAATACAGGAGATGCACATTCAAAGGAATTCAGCCATGTTTAATAAACACGGCCGAAGCTTTTGGAACCACCACCTAATCCCATTGGGAATATAGTTTTTACAAGCATTCAACAAACAAACATTAGGTAATGCCTAAGGTTAAGCGCGTGGCGAAAGGAGTGAAGGTGCAGCCTTACACCCCAAGCCGAGCAAAGGGATCGATTGAGAGTAGGGAGCAATCGCTGGTGGATAAGATGAGCAACCTTATGAAACGGTTGCCTAAAGGGACGTTCGCTGCAGGAGGCGGATTGGTGGGTGGAACATTGGGTGGGCCAATGGGCAGGGCTGTCGGCACTGCACTTGGTTCCGGGTTGTCAGCCATTACCGGTTTTGGTGACTATGAAGTTAGTTCAAACAGCATAGTCAGACAGGCAATGGTGCACGATCTGGAGAGAAGCCCGGTAGACGACCTGCCACAGTTTGTGAGGAAGGATCATACCGTTAACGTGAAGCACAGGGAGTACTTGGGTGACCTGGTGGTGCCCGCAGTACCAACTGACTTCACTAATACGGCATATACCATCCAGCCAAGCAACGCAACACTGTTTCCGTGGCTTGCTCGTATTGCAAAGCAATACCAGCAATACCGCATTAGGGGGATGGTTGTCGAGTACAAGTCAAACACGACCGACTACGCTGCCGCAGGGCCATTAGGCAGCGTGGGAATTGCTACAAACTACAACGTCGCGGATGCCAAGTTTAGTAGTTTGGTTGAGTTCCAAAATTCGGAATTCGCGGTGGTTACTAAGCCATCGCGTAACATCCTGCATGCAATCGAGTGCAGCCCAGCATTGGGCCGGGGCGAGTGGTTGTATGTGCGTGATGCCGAAAATGAAGACCCAGCCAAGACACAGGACGCAAGGTTTAACGACTTTGGGCTTTTGCAGGTTTGTACGTCCGGGTTGCCCGGATCGGC